CACCACCGCCGTGACCGCGCGGATCAAACAGGCTAGCGTTGCAGTGACGACGCAAGGCAACGTCGGCGGCAACGTCATCATCAACCCCGGCGCCGGCGCTTTTCAGTAATTTGCTTCGCGGCATAAGGACGAGATCATGGCAGTCAACATCAGCAACATCATCCCGGCGAAGACCGCGGAGAACAGCCAGACAACGCAGTACATCTCAAACGGTGTGCAGACGATCATCGACAAGTTCACGGCGACCAACTACAGCGCCGCGGCTGCGACGATTAGCGTCAACTTGGTGACGGCAGCGGGCAGCGCAGGCAACGACAATTTGATCGTCAAGACCAAGACGCTCCAGCCAACCGAGACCTACACCTTTCCGGAACTGGTTGGCCACGTCCTGCCGGGCGGCGGCTTCATCTCGACGATTGCCGGAACGGCGTCTGCAATCAACATCCGCGCGTCGGGACGGCTGGTCAGCTAATGTTGGCGCTAGCTGAAAACCTGCTAACAACATCAGCGTTTACCGACGCCGAGGTTGAGACCCTAGAGGCGGCTTTTCTACAGCAGGAGCAGGCCGACTGCCCGGTCACGCACCACTTCGGCCCCGGCGTGTATATTCGCGAAGTCGTGTTGCCGACAGGCGCGTATGTTATCGGCCACCGCCATAAGGCTTCGCACGTCAACATCATGCTTGAAGGCCGCATAACGCTGTTTAACCAGGACGGCACGCGGACGGAACTGACCGCGCCGCAAACGTTTGTAGGCGGCGCCGGGCGCAAGATTGCTTACATCCACGAAACAGTGCGCTGGCAGAACGTCTACGCAACCGACGAGACGGATGTGGAAACGCTGGAAGCGCAAATTCTCGACAAGAGCGTTGTGTCGGAAGAATTTCACAAAGCTAACAGGTTGATGCTGGCCCATAGCTGCAACGCAGACCATGAAGATTTTGCAGCAGCGATTGCCGAGTATGAGCTTGACCCGGGTACCGTATGGTCAATGTCTTTGGACGAGACAGACCAAATACCGCTGCCTCACGGTAGCTACAAGATGCTGGTGGCGGATTCACTTATCCACGGTAAAGGCGTGTTTGCGTCCGACAATATCGCGCAATATGAACTTATCGCGCCCGCGCGGTTAGGCGGAAAACGCACGCCCGCAGGCCGTTACACTAACCATTCTGCGGCCCCTAACGCCGTAATGCTTATGGATAACCACGGCGACATATACTTGTTTGCTTCGCAGTCGATTTTGGGGAGCAAAGGTGGTAGCGTGGGGCAAGAAATTACCATAGACTATAGACAGGCTTTGGCGCTGTCGGCGGGAGATAGCTAATATGAGCGCGGTAGCGGCAGCAATCATCGGCAGCGTCACCGCAATCGGCGGGGGTCTTATCGCTGCTGGCGGAGCCAAAAGCGCAGCCAAAGCCCAAGTGCAAGCTGCGCAAGACGCCAACGCCGCTCAAGAGCGTATGTTTGAAAAGCAGACCGCGCTGCAAGAGCCGTTCCGCCAAGGCGGATTGACCGCCCAAAGCCGAATCTTTGAATTGCTGGGGCTAAAAGACCCTAACGCGCAGCCTTCTGGCGGCGGGGCTAACAACCCTGCGGCCTATGGGCTGACCCCCGTCCAAATACCTAACTTCGGGTTCGGCGATTACGGTGGCCAGAGCGGCGGCGGCGCTGTCTATCAAGACGCGCAAGGCAACATCGTAACGGATGTCGCGGGCTATATGGCCCAGCACCCGCTGCCTGCCAGCGCCGGCGCTCCTAGCGCCGACTTCGGCAAGTATGCGCGCGACTTTGGCAACCAAGACTTCCAGCAAGACCCTGGTTACGCCTTTCGCCAAGCGGAAGGTCAGAAGGCGCTGGAGCGCAGCGCGGCGGCGCGCGGCGGGCTGCTGTCAGGCGGCACGCTCAAAGGCATCCAGCGGTTCGGGCAGGACTTGGCCAGCCAAGAATACCAGAACGCCTTTAATCGGTATCAGGTAAACCGTTCCAACCAGCTAAATCCGCTTCAGTCGCTGATGGGTTCTGGCCAGTCTGCCACCAACACGCTGACCGGCGCGGCAGGGCAGCAAGGCCAGAATCAAGCTAACAACCTGATGAACGCTGGCGCCGCCCGCGCGTCGGGCTACGTTGGCGCCGCGAACGCGCTGGGTGGAGCGTTGAACAGTGTCGGCCAAGCGGCGGCGTCGTATCCGTTGATGCAGGCGCAAATTAATTACTTAAACCGTTCGCCAACGGGCGGCACACCACCAATCTACGACAATAACATGAAATATCTAAATTCCAATGGCGGTATACCTATTGGCGCAGGGGGTTAAGAATGGCTAACCAGATGATTGCGCTCCAGGCCCGCGCACCGCAAGGCAACCCCCTTGGGGGCGCTATCGCGCAAGGCGCGCAGATGATTAACATGCTGCGCCAGCAGCAGGCGCTTGACCGCCAAGCTGCGTCTGCGGAACAGTTCGCGCGGCTTCAGCAAGCGCAGGACAGCCGCGCTGTAGCTAAGGAAGGGCGTGAGACTGAATTGCATCCCTTTGCGGTTAGTGAAGCCCAATTAAAATCAACGGCTGAAAAAATTAAAACTGGAATGGCATTTACCGCGTCTATCTACACCGCCGCGTCAAACGCAAATTCGCCGCAAGAATTTACGGCATACGCGCAACGAATTGCAGCAGCGCCTGAATTTCAAGATCCAATATTTCAAGGCGGTTTAGGAGAAGTTGTTAAGTCAATGCCTCAAGACCCGGCGCAATTTGCGGCGTGGAGGAAAGAAACCGGTATCAAAACGATTGACGCCAACGAACGATATAAAAATATTTTAACGAACCAAGAGACGTCTACAGGCAAACGGCAAATCGCTACCAACCCGTATGGTGCGCCTAACGCTACGGTTGTTCCCGGTTCCGAAACCGATACAGGGACAGAGGTGACTTACGTCAAAGGCGCAAACGGCGAAGTTATCCCGGTTCCTAAGCGTATGGGGGGCGCTCCCCCGACAACGGCGTCTTCGCCGACTGGCGCACCGCGGGGTTCAGAAATTGAACAACTGGCAAACCAGTTAAACCCCGGCGTTGTTGTCAGCGGTCGTGCGCGCACGCCCGCGCGCAACGCCGAAGTCGGCGGCGTCCGCAACAGCTTGCATCTTAGCGATAACGCGCGCGACTTTGTGCCAGGCAAAGGACAGACCTTGGCGACATTGGCGTCGAGCCTCCAGCCCCTCAAAGCGCAGGGCTTCGATGTTATCGTTGAACGCGATCATGTTCATGTCGAACCGTCGCGGCGCGGAACCGCTGGCGGCGGTGTACGGATGGGCCAGCCTATCCCCGGCACAGGCACCGCAGACAAGCCCAAAGAATTAACCGGTTCGGAGCAAACATCGACCTACAACATCAAGCGTTTGCTGCGCGGCGCGCAGGCAATTAGTACCGCGGTAGAAAAAGATCCTAGCGCCGGCGCTCCTTCTGGCTTTGAAGCGTTTGTTGGCAACACGCCGCTTTTCGGGCGCGCGGTTAATTTCACGCGCGGGGCGCAGCGCCAGATTGTCTCCGCCGCCCAGCGCGACATTCTGGACGCGCTGCTGTATCTGGCCACAGGCGCCGCGTATAACAAAGAGCAGCTTGAAGGCCAGATGGAGTCTTACGTCACCGCGTACTCGGACGAACCCGCAGCAATTGAATCCAAACGCCAGCGTTTGTCGCAGCTAGTGCTAGACGCAAAATCGCGGGCCGGGAAAGGGTGGACGCCGGAAGTAGACGCCGCCGCAAAAAAATTGTTTGGTAACGCAGGCTCCGCTTCTAAAACGCCGTCAGCCAACAACGCCGGAGCGCAAAAGACGCCAGTGGCCAAACCGCCAGAGGGCCTTTCGGCGGACGATTGGAAATATATGACCGCAGAGGAGCGTCGGCTGTGGCAGAAATGACCATTGAACAGCAACGCGCGTTGGCGGTTGCCCGCGCGCGTCGCCGCCGCGCGGAAGCCTCGCCGCCTACGCAGCCTGAACCAACCTTTATGAGCGAATTGGGCAACTACACAAAAGGCTTCGCTCGCGGCGTAGCTTCGGGAGACCCCGCCGGGATGCTGGTGCGCGGTGGCACGTATCTTACCGACAAACTGGGATTAACGACCGGCGCAAACGAAAATGTCAACGCCATGCTAAACGCAGGTGAAAACACGCAAAACAAGATGTACCGGGGTGGCCGATTCGTAGGCGAGGTCGCTTCAACTATTCCGGTTATCGCTGCCGGCGGTGGCGGGGTAACCAAAGGCGGACGGGCGCTTGCGGCGGTTGCCCCGCGTGTGGGCGGCGTGGTTGAGCGTGTGGGCCAAGCCATAGGTAGCGGTGGGCTTGGCTCGGGGCGCACCGCCGCGCAGACAGCCCAAATGACCCGCACCGCACGCGCCGCGGGATTGGCCGAACGTGTCGCCGGAGGTGCCATCGCAGGCGGCGGCGGCGCGGCGGTGACTGGAGATGATGTAGGGACTGGCGCGGCGTTTGGCGCAGGGTTGCCAATTGTAGCCAAAGTGATCCGCGCAACCGGCGGCAAAGTGGCGGACATCACTAAAATGCCCCGCGTTCAAGCGGCCAAGATTATGCGTGAAGCTTTGGGTGCCCGCGCCGACGCGGCCCGCGCGGCGTTTGCTGCTTTGCCCCCCGACGATCAACGGTTGGCGCGGCAAGTGCTGTTAAGCGCGGGAATTGAACCCCGTATATTTATGGGGCTGGGCGCCGACGTAGAACGCGCATTACCCGATCAATTGGCCGGAGTGTTGGCTAGCCAAGCCGCTACCCGCGAGGCGCGTCTAGCGCAGGCGGCAGGAGGCCGCACGGCGACCGCCACGCGGTCAACGACGGAGACTGGCCGCCGCGCTGTCAGCGATGCCACAGGAGGGCAGCGCGACGCCGCGCTGGCGCGGGCTAACGTCGCAGGCGCAGAAGTGCCCGCAGCGGAACAACTGGCGCAGCGCGCGTTGGCCCTTGCGGACGAACAATCTGGATTGGCCCGCCGCATGACGTTTGGCGCAGAACGCGCGGAGACGCGACTGGGGCAAGCTGACGACCTTGGAGACGCGTTTGACCCGGCGGCTATCAATCGTGAACGCGGCGTTGCTGGCGCGATGACGCAACGCGGCGAACAAGCCTCGCAGGGCGCCATTGGTTTGCGCCAGCAGGCGGCTGACATGGAAGATCATGTTGCTAATTTGGCCGCGCAGGGCATGACGCCGTTGCGGGTCATGCCTATCGTGCAGCAGATTCGCAGTATGGCGGGCCAGCCAGGCACACGCGCCGACGACCTTCAGCGAGGCACTTTGGTAAAGCTGGCCAACAAACTTGAAAGTTTGGCAAACGAAAACGGCGTCATCGACGCCCGTGACCTATACCAGCTACGTAAGACAGGCTTGAACGACATTGTAGACCGTCTGCTCGGCGCACGCGCGCAACCATCATCAGGCACCAAAGAGCGCACGGCGTCACTTTTGACCAGTCTGCGTCCCATGATAGACGACGCCATTGAAAGCGCGGGGGGCGCAAACTGGAAAGACTATTTAGTCCGCACGCGGCAAGGCTTTGAAGCAGTCAACCGTCAAGAGTTAGGCGCCAAAGCAGCGCAACTCGCAAAAGAATCGCCAAACGAGTTTACGGCGCTGATGCGCGGTGAGCGCCCTAAAATGGTAGAAGACGTAATGGGTACGGGTCAATACGACATTGGAGGCATGGCGTTAGCCGACCCAAATCGTTATAAAGCGTTGAAAACATCCGCGGATGAGATGTCGGTTTTAGACCGTATGGGACAACTGGCTAACGAAGGGCAAGACGCGGCGACGACGTTGATTGGGCGCGAGCGTCCTATGGTGGCACGCAATCTAACTCGATTTGGTTTAGCTGCGTTTCCACCCGCGCGAATTGCGGCTGATTCCGCACAAACGGCAATATCCAATACCCTTGCCCCAAAAGTTCGGCAAGAATTAGCGCAAGGAATGTTGTCAGGACCAAATGCGCTGGCGTTACTAAACCAATACCCGACATCATTTCATGCGGACGAAATCGTAAGCCGTTTGTCTCCGGCCATGCGTAACGCAATGACGCAATCGCTTCTAAAGGGTTTTAACCAGTGACAACAGTGGACAAGAATGAAGCCCGTATGGAGACCCACGAACAGATTTGCGCGCTTAGATATGAGGGTCTTTGCGCGCGTTTAAAACGTATGGAAACTGTTGCAATCACCGTAGCAGGAACAATTATCATGCTATTGCTCGCCATCGTGCTGAAGCTGAATTGATGAGTATCATGCTTGGCCCTCGGTCGCTATCTCGCTTGGTAGACGTGCGTCCCGATCTGGTGCGTGTCGTGAAGCGCGCTGCTGCCATGTCCAGTCTGGACTTCACCGTGTTGGAAGGTCTGCGGACGGTCGCGCGGCAGCATGCGTTGATGGCGCAAGGCGCGACCAAGACGCTAAACTCGCGGCACCTGACCGGCCACGCCGTCGATCTGGCGCCGATGATCGGCGGCACCGTGCGCTGGGACTGGCCATTGTATCACCAACTAGCCGCGATTGTGAAAGCTGCTGCGGCGTATGAAAAAGTTCCCGTCACTTGGGGCGGGGATTGGCGGACTTTCAAGGATGGTCCACATTGGGAACTGCCTTGGAAGCAATACCCAAAGGAGAAGTAGTCATGAATTTTGTTAATTTTGTTCTAAACCGGCTCAAGGAGCCTTCGACCTACGCAGGGTTGTCGGGTCTTGCTTTGGCGCTCGGCGTGTCGGGCGAACTCTACGCCGCAGCCTCGGCGGCGCTAGCCGGCATCGCTGGCCTGATTGCGGTTGTCTTGGGCGAACGCGCCAAGTGATTCGGTTACTGTCGTCCCTGCTGGCTCTCGTCGAACGGCTATTCGCCTACCTCGACAAAGAGCAATGGAGGCAGCAGGGACGGCAGGAGGCAGCGAAGGAAGCCGAAGATGTCGTGCAGCGTCAGATTGATCTGGGCGAGGCCGCTGTGGCTGTGCCTGACCCTGTGCGCGATGAGCGGCTGCGCAACCGCTTTGACCGCGCCGGTCAATAGCTACTGCGCCATCGCCAAGCCGATTGGCTACGATAGCGCCAAAGATACACCGGTCACAGTTGCAGCGGTAGAGGCTCACAATAGCCGTTGGGTATGTCTTTGTGAACAAGACTGCCCTGTAGGCGTTGCAGATACCAAATAGCCTTGCCAAGCTCCTGAAACGTCATGTCCTTATGGCCAAGGCGGCTTAGGTATTTTATGACGTTGCCGCGCAAATAGCCGCGAAACTCCTCCTGCGTCAGCTTCGCCTGAAGGAAGTCGATTGTCTCAATCCCGCCGATTTTGTAGTGGTCGGGGTTGATAGGGTCGCTCACTTGCTGATCTCAAGCATCAATTCGCCGCGCTCGCGCATGGTGCGCAGCGACGAATAACGCTGGTGCAAACGGCGCAGAAACACCGGGCGCTTGTGTTGGCTCACTTCGGCGTCAAGATGCGCCTTGACCTGTTCCTCGGTCATCTCACCTAAGCTTGCAATCATTGTGCGCCAATCAAGTTTAACCATCCCAATACCTTTCTTCAGATGCTTTTCGCGCTTTTGCCGCCGCATCTATGCTGTCAAAATACCCAATGTGTTTCTGCTTGTTATCGACGTAAATAGCCGCGCGCCATTTTTGTTTAGCTTTGCTCCACGAAACGCCGCGTATACCTGTTTTGTTTGTGCTGTGATTCTCCGTGTTCCGCGTTTCACCGATCATGTAGCTCATCCATAGCTAAATCAGACACTTTTCGTTTCTCACGCAACGCAGCTAATATCCGGTCGTCTATGGTTTTTTCCGTTATCATCAAATACACCCACACATCGCGGGTTTGCCCGCTACGATGAATACGCCCTATCGCTTGTTCAAAATCAACAAGGCTCCAAGGCAGCGACAGAAACACCATCATGTTACCGCCGAACTGCAAATTCAACCCATATTGTGCGCTTTTAGGGTGCGCTGCAAGCAAAGGTATTTTGCCGCAATTCCACCGTTCAATAGCGTTATCGTCGTCTAACGTCTGCAAATCCGGGTAACGGCGGCGAAGTTCAGCCAATTCCTCTTGAAAAGTGTAAAAAATTATGGTGTTGGCCCGCTGGTTTTCCGCCAGCAGTTCCTCTAGCCGGTCAAACTTATGGCTGCTGAACCAGACCGACCCGCCGTTCTCGCGGTCATAAACAAACCCGCTAGACATTTGTTGAAGCTTGGTCGTCACGGCAGCGGCGTTCTGGGCAATCACAGTAGTATCGCCGCCGAACCGAACGACATAATCTTTCTTCATCTTCTCGTATGGCTTGCTGTCGTCAAACTGGCAGCGCACCTCAACGACATGGCACGGCGGCAGCTTGTCGCTGTATTCGCCAGGCTCCAGCACAAACGTCGCCGGGCGTATGCGCGCCATTACCTGCTCCAGCGCGCCCGGCGCAGGTGTCCACTGGCCGAAGTCGCGGTTGATGCAGTGAAAGTATTGCTGGAGAAACGCGCCCTTGGCGCGGCCCAGCAACGCCTGCTCGACGATCTTGCACTGGCCGAACACATCCTCAAGGCCGTTCGAGGTGAACGAGCCTGTCAGCCCCCAGCGCACGCGAACCGGCGCCAGTAGCTTCTCCAGCGCCTTGAAGCGTTTACCCGCCGGGTTCTTCAACCGCGTTAGTTCATCAAACACAATTCCGTCAAAGCCTGACAAATCATCTAGCTTGTCAAGGTTGTCGTAGTTAATAATGACAACCCTGGCATCGCTTTGGATGGCCGCGGCGCGTTGGGCAGGATTCCCGACGGCAAGCGCTGGAGTGATGCCAGACCACTTCGGCGCTTCGACCGGCCAAACGTCAGTGCAGACGCGCTTGGGCGCGACCACAAGCCAGCGTTTAACGTGGCCGTCGTTCAGCATCGCCTGCATGGCTGTCAGCGTAATTGCTGTCTTGCCAGCGCCGACAGGCGCAAGAATCATGGCGCGGTCGCGCGCGTACAGGAAGTCTGCCGCGTCGTCCTGATAGGGGCGCAGTTTCAACCCCATGCGTCCACATCCTCAAGCGACCACAGCACGGCGTAGTGCTGGCCAGTCGCTGCCATCTGTTCCGCAAACACTTCTTGCAACGGCGACAGCCGCCCGCCGGGTTTCTTCAACTCAACAAACCACGTGCTGCCGTCAGGCATACAAGCGATGCGGTCGCACACGCCGCGCTGCGTCACGCTGCGAAACTTATACGCCACTCCACCCAGCGCCTTCACACGCTTGACGAAATACGCCTCGATCGCTTTCTCGGTCATGTCATTTTGCTACACCAAAATTTTTTGCATATCAAGCCTTGCATACATTTTTGTGACGTGTATGTTGGGCGTCCCAAACAGTGAAATGAGGTACATTATGCAACACAGTCGTATCGTCGGCGGCTCGACCGCCAAGCGCGTCATCAACTGCCCTGGCAGTGTGGCGCTGGTGGATAAGATGCCGCCCCAACCCAGCAGCAGTTACGCCGACGAAGGCACGATGCTGCACAACGCCATTGCCGAGATATTGGATGGTGACGTCACCCCCGCAGCGTTTCTTGGCCGCAGGCACGGGCAGGCGGAAATGACGCAAGACCTGATTAATGATAAGCTGATGCCCGCGCTTGACGCGCTTTGCGAGGTAGACCCCGCGCAGGAGATGGAATATGCGGTTGAATCCGACGTCGGATTTGGTGACTTTTTGCCGGGTGTGTTTGGTTCTGCCGATGTTATCGGTCGTATTGGCAGCAGGGCTATTGTACTGGATTGGAAGTTTGGTAGCGGCGTTTTTGTTCAAGCGGAGGAAAACGAGCAACTGATGTTTTACGCGGCGGCTGCGATGCGGACGCCCTCGCTGGCATGGGCGTTTGACGGTGCGGCTGATATTGAACTTATTATCGTTCAGCCTCCGGGCGTCCAGCGTTGGGTTACGTCAACCGAGCGCATCAAGCGTTTTGAAGCTGAACTGGCCGCTGCGGTCAAACAGGCCAAGCAGCCAGACGCGCCGCTGGCGTCGGGCGACCATTGCAAGTGGTGCGCCGCCAAGCCAATTTGCCCCTTGATGACTGGCGCGCTCGACCGCATTGCCAAAGCCAAGCTGGACGCGGTGCCTGTCGATCAAATCGCGCGCTATCTTGAACAGGTGCCGCTGGTCGAAGACTTCATCAAGAGTTTGCAGGCGCTGGCGCATCAGATGATTGAAGACGGGCGCGCGGTGCCGGGCTACAAGCTGGTCAACAAGCGCGCGACCCGCCAGTGGGCCGACGAGGACAAGGCCGACGCATGGTTGGAGGCGCGGGGCATATACCCGCTACAGGAGCCAAAACTTAAATCACCTGCTGTCGTTGAGAAAGAACTCAAGGCGACAAAACAGAAATTGCCGGATGACCTTGTGGTCGCCGTCTCCAGTGGTAGCACTCTCGTGCCGGATAGCGACCCGCGCCCGTCAGTGTTGCAAATCGGTCATATGCTGTCGAAGGCAATGGCCAAAATCCAGTAACAAAGGAACACACTATCATGTCAAATATCACTGCATTCGGCGGCGCAAATCTGCCGTCGGTTAAGTCTCTGGCCTCGGCTCTGCGTTCTGTCGCTGCCAGCACGGGCGCCAGTTCCAACGGTATTATCCTCAAGATGGATAAAACGGGCCATTGGGTGTTCGGTGCTGACCAGACCGAAGTTGAGGATGACAGCCTGTGGGCGGTCAATCCGTTCTCGTTCGTTCACGGCTATATCGCTTGGGGTGACGGGGAAGTGCTGGCCGAGACAATGGCCAGTGTATCCGAGCCACTGCCAGACCGTGACGCAGCGCCTGCTGCGGCCAAGCGCGGTTGGGAGATGCAAGTCGGAATGTCGCTGGCCTGCACTTCTGGCGAGGACGAGGGTCTGCAAGTCCGCTACGCGGCTACTTCGGTCGGCGGTAAAAAGGCCGTACAGGCGTTGGCGATTGCTATCGCCGAACAGGTGGACAAGGACCAGTCCAAGCCGGTGCCGGTAGTGCGCTTCAAGAAGGAGCATTACCAGCACAAGTCCTATGGCCGCATTTACACGCCTGTCTTTGACATTGTTAAGTGGATTGGTATGGGCGCTGACGCTTCGCCGGAAGTTGAAGCTGAAGACGAGGCACCCGCCCCTGCCCGCCGCACCCGCCGCGTAGCAGCCTAAAGGGGCGCGAAAGCCGGGGCGGTGCAAACCGTCCCGGCGAGTAGCGAAAGAGGGGCTTTTGTGGCTATTCTTTGGATTGACTTTGAGACGCGCAGCCGCTGCGACCTCCGTAGCAAGGGCGTTTACAACTACGCGCAGGACGCCAGCACCGACGTGCTATGCATGTCCTACGCCTTTGAAGATGACGCCGTGCGGACGTGGTTGCCAGGGCAACCTTTCCCGAACGAGGTGCGCGAGCATACCGGCCTGATTTACGCACACAACGCTGCGTTCGAGCGGCTGGTGTTTTGGTATGTTCTACAGAACGATTTTGCGCTTGAGCAGTTCTACTGCACAGCCACGCAAGCCCGCGCCAACTGCGCGCCGGGTAGTCTAGGGGATGTAGGTCGCTTTGCTGGCGCGGGGATGCGCAAAGATCATCGGGGTAGCCAACTGATTCGGTCGCTGTCTGTCCCGCAAGGCGACGGCAGCTTTCGCAGCGACCCCGACCTGATGACGGAAATGGTGGCGTATTGCGAGCAAGATGTCCGCGCCATGCGGTCAGTCAGTCAAGCTATGCGGCCTCTGTCTGCCGACGAATTCCGCGACTATCACGTTAACGAACGCATCAACGACCGGGGCGTGCTGCTGGACAGGCCGCTGGCGCTGGCGGCGGTGCGTTACGCCAGCACCGAGACGGTAGAGATACAGGGCCTTGTCCGCGAGATTACCCATGGTGCGGTCACATCCGTGCGTAGCCCCAAGATGCGTAAATGGGTGTTAGACCGGGTTGGCCCCGAAGCACTGAAGATCGCCACCATACATAAGGACGGCGAAGCTAAACTGTCCATCGACAAGAACGTGCGCGCTAATCTATTGGTGTTGGCCGAGGAGAATTCAGATGAAGTCCCGGCGGACGTTGCAGAAGTCATTCAGTGTGCGGACGACCTGTGGGCGTCGTCAGTCGCAAAGTTTGCACGCGCGGCTGCGCTGGCAGACGACGATGATAGCCGAGTTAGAGGCGCGTTTGTTTTCGCTGGAGGCAGTGCTACTGGCCGCGCTTCATCATTCGGGTTACAGGTCCACAACTTTCCACGACGGTGTGCTGCCGACCCTGCACTGACGCGCCAGGCGATGGTGCGCGGCCATCAGATTGTGCCGCAGTTCGGCAAGCGAACGACAGACGTGTTGAAGGGTATGCTGCGCCCGTCGATGTTGGCCGCACCCGGTAAGGTGTTGGTCGTGGCCGACTGGGCTTCGGTCGAAGCACGGGTAACGCCGTGGGCGTCGAACACCAACAGCGGGGCCGCGAAGCTGGCAATCTTTGAGCGCGGCGAGGACGTGTACAAGCACAACGCCGCAGCGACGTTTCAGGTCGCTTACGCTGACGTGGATAAGGACCAGCGCCAGATCGGGAAGGTGCAGGAATTAAGTTGTGGTTTTGGGGGTGGTGTGGGTGCGTTCGCCAGCATGGGCCGCATCTATAACGTCGTCTTGCCCGAGAACGACAGCCGGCGGATGGTAGGCGCATGGCGCCGCGCAAATAGTTGGGCTGAACCTTATTGGTCGGGGCTGGAGCGCGCTTACATGGCGGCAATGCGTAACCCCGGGCAGGAGTTTGGCGCTGGCCGGGTGACCTATGTCTACGACAAGCAGCACCTTTGGTATATTCTGCCGTCAGGCCGCGTGCTGTGCTATCCTTTTGCCCGCTTCGACGACGAAGGCAATTTGACCTACGCCAAGGCGGCTTGGAAGCCTGCCGCTGATGCGAAGGAATGGCCAAGGGCGCGGTTGTGGTTTGGAATTCCGTGTGAGAATGTTACGCAATCTATGGCCAATGACCTGCTGCGTCATGCACTGCGGCGGCTGGAAGAAGAAGGTTTCGAGGTGGTTCTGCACGTTCACGATGAAATCGTGCTGGAAGTACCGGAAGCACAGGCCGATCACGCCGCGCAGCGGCTGGTTGAGATCATGTGCACACCGCCAACGTGGGCGATGGGTCTGCCGCTGAACGCGGAAGTCGCCATTATGGCCCGTTACGGCAAAGGCTAAGGGGAAAACTAATGAACGACGAGAGCCACGAGTTTATCGATTACGTTACCGGTTTGGCGTTTGAGCAAGGCGAGACAGCGCTGCTGCTGCACCAAAAACCTAAGCGCGAGAACGGCGATATTGTTTTTCACGGCGACGGAGTGCCAAAGGCGACGTTCCCCGCGTATCTCCCAGACAAGGCGCGCATCAAGCCGAGTGAGGCTTGGTACGTCAACACTGGGTCGTTTATCGTAGACCGGTTTATAGACGGCAAACCCGCCGCGAAACGTGAGAACGTCGAGTATGTTTTGTTTATGATGCTTGACGACATCGGCACAAAGTCAAAAACGCCGCCGTTAGACCCGACATGGATTATGGAGACCAGCGCTGGATCGTTTCAGTGGGGCTACGCTTTCGTTGAGCAACCAACTAAGGGCAACTTTAGCGCGGCCATTAAGGCTATCGCGGCGGCGGGTTACACTGACCCAGGCGCGACTAACCCCGTTCGCAACTGCCGCATCCCCGGCAGCGTCAACCTGAAGCAGGGCCGCGGCAACTTCGCGGCGCGTCTGGTCGAGTTTCACCCCAAGCGTGAGTATACGCTAAATGCTATCTGCGAGGCGCTAGGCGTCGAGCCAGACGAAGCCGACACGGCGACCTATTCGTCCATACGCATCCGAGACACCGGCCAAGACAACGTGCTGGCGTGGTTGTCGGAGCAGGCGCTGGTGCTCAGTCACGTTAACCACGAAGGGTGGTGCGGCGTTGTCTGCCCGAACAGCGCGCGGCACACGGACGGCAACGTCGAGGGCCGTTACAAGCCTCTGGACCGCTCCTATTGCTGCTACCACGGCCACTGCCAAGAGATCAGCAGCAAGACGTTTCTGGATTGGGTTGCGGACAACGGTGGACCACGGGTAACGCCGGGGCTGCGCGACGAACTGATGGCCGAAGTCATGCAGCGTATGGCGTCCAAGATCACGCCAACAGCGGATTTCCCGGATGAAGCCGCGGCGCGTGTTCGCGAGGTCGAGCGCAAAGAGGCGGGCAGGGCCGAAAAATCAGAATGGTTTGATCGGTTCGCTTACGTCCAATCGGATGATAGCTATTTTGATATGGTGACGCGCCGGGAGGTGCCGCGCAACGTGTTTAACGCGCTGTTTCGGCACATCGACTGCCGGTCGATCCACAACAATAAAAACCGCGTTGCCGCCAGCGTCTATTTTGACGAGCGGCGGCAAGAGTATGGCGCAGCGGCGCTGGTCGGCGTGACCTATGCAGCCGGCGAGGGTGTTTTTGTATCCCGGGACGGCCTGGCCTACGGCAACCGCTGGGTTAACGCGCGGCCAGACATGGCTGAAAGCGACGCGATGACTGATATGGACGTGTCGCAATGGCTCGAACATGGTAACAATTTGGTGCCAGATCAAACCGAATTGAACCATATTTTGAATGTCATGGCGTTCAAGATTCAGAACCCGAATGTTAAAATCAATCACGCGGTCCTGCATGGCGGCGATGAAGGCAGCGGAAAAGATACGTTTTGGGCGCCGTTTTTATGGGCTGTTGGCGGGATTCACCAGCACAATAGGTCGGTGATTGAGGCTGGTGGGCTAGATAGTCAATGGGGCTACGCTTTGGAAGCCGAGGTGGTTATTCTAAACGAACTAAGAGAAAGTGACGCGCGCGAACGGCGGGCGTTATCAAATAAGCTGAAGCCCATAATCGCTGCGCCGCCAGAAACACTGTTGATCAACCGCAAGGGGCTGCACCCATATGAGATGCTGAACCGGCTGCAGGTCATAGCATTTACCAATGACCCGTTGCCTATCACGATACCATCGCAGGATCGGCGGTGGTTTTGCGTCTGGTCACGCGCACCGCGCATGGATGAAGACGCCGCGACGGCGCTATGGCGTTGGTATAAGCACGGCGGATATGAAAAGATCGCCGCTTGGCTCTGGCAGCGCGATGTGGCGCGGTTTAACCCGGCGGTGGCCCCGCCCGTGACTGAGTGGAAGATGAACATGGTCGAGCATGGCCTATCGGTTGCGGAATCGTTCTTGGTCGAGTTGATGAAGAAGCGTGTGGGGCCGTTTGCGCCTGGCGTCGTTGGCGGGCCGTTTCATAAGCTGTGCGATACTATCGCATCGGGTCACGTCCCTCCAGGCACGAAGGTGCCGCAGGCGGCGCTGCTGCACGCGCTGAAAGAGGCTGGTTGGGTCGATGTGGGGCGGCTGGGGTCGGTAGACTACCAGACCAAGAAACATGTTTTCGCCGCGCCGGAGATGGCCGGTATGGCTAAGTCCGAGTTGCGCCGAATTGTCGAAGGGGTTGCATCGGCAGATGGAAAGGTTATAAATATGCGTTAGCGCAGGTTTCCCCTCCTCGCGCACATGACTAAGCCCCCGGCAATTGCTTGCCGGGGGCTTTTTTATCGTCTTGGTAGTAACGGCCCCTATTCGCTGTCTTGCACGACCTGAATCGCGCGCCTAAACGCCTCCATGCGCAAGCCCCACAGGCGTTCCGCGCGCATATAGGCGCCGCGCATATACGCCAGTTCGGCGTCGATCTCGCACATCTGCGCGGCGCAAGCGTCGCGCCGTTCAAACAGCGCGGCGGCGGCAATACTTTCATCGTATGTCATGGGTCAATCCTCTATTGTTAGGCAAAGCAGCCCCAAAATTAGGGCGATAAGCAGCGACATCATGTTAACCGCGCGCCGCGGATAAATCGTCAAGTAGGTCGCTGATCTCGACGGCTTGCGCCGCGTTATCAAGATGAACCAACTCAATTTCATTTTCCAAATCTTCTATCGTGCATCCGCGTTTCTCATGGTCCAATTCCAACTGGGTGACGTATAGATCGACTCTTGCTAGTTCGGCGGCGATGTCCTCCAGGCGTTCGCCTAAAGCTAACGCTAGTTCATCGCGGCTATCGCGAGCGGCGATAATCAAAGCAGCGTTGGGTGACGCGCGCCAATAGTTTCTGTCGTGTGTCATGGTAGGGTTCCCCTTTCTAAATTACAGCGTGGCGGCGGCGGCGCGGGCGGCGGCGTCGTAGGCCTTGTCCGCATCAGCCTTAGCGGCGGCGTAGGCCTTGTCCGCATCATCCATTGCGGCGTCGTAGGCCTCGCGCGGCTCAGCCATTGCGGCGTCGTAGGCCTTGTCCGCATCATCCATTGCGGCGCCGTAGGCCTTGTCCGCATCATCCATTGCGGCGGCGCAGGCCACTGCGCCGTGCGAGGGGTCAATAGCAATCGGTGTTCTAGCGTTCATTTTACATCCTTTGGGTTTGCTTTTGATACGGCGCGCCAGGCCATGCGGGCGATAAGCGCGTAGAGGGCAATGGTAGCGGTGGTGACGGTTACAGCGTAGAGCATGACGGGATATCCTCTCGTATAGCCGGTCTCATCAGTGGCGGGCGGCTAACCCCTGCCAGACAGGCGCGTGTGTACATCGCGCCTGTTTCGACGTTACGGTTGGGTCTCTAACATCCGTTGCCGTGCGGCGCGTGGTGGTGTGTTAATGACGCGTCGTTCGTTTCCTTACGTTGCGAGTACGGCATCAGGATCGGCAAAGCCAAACAGTGGCAGAAAGTAAAACGGTTGGCCTTTCTTTCGCATAATTGCAGCGCCTTGGATTTCGTTCGTGGCCCATGCAGCGCCTTGGATTTCGTTCGTGGCCCATGCGGCGTCCCCTGCGGCGTTCCATGCGGCGTTCCATGCGGCGTCCCCTGCGGCGTTCCATGCGGCGTCCCGTGCGGCGTTCCATGCGGCGTCCCGTGCGGCATCGGTCATCGTGTCAAGATGACGCCAGAACGCCAGCACGGTTTGCGCTCGATCGCCAAGTACTAGCTCTGGGTGCGTAATAACGATTGATGGCGCGCCGGGTCTGCTGTCATTAATCCTGCGCATCAGCACAGAATGTGCGCGGCTGATGCCCCATATGCGCGCGTTTTCAGCGTCGGCTTTTAATTGGTTCATTTCGCGCAAATCATCTACGCTGTAGCCGCCGAGCAAGTGCAGGGTCTGGCCCTGAGCGCACATACAAGTGCCGTCGAAGCTGACAAGCCTGCCCTTGAACGGAATGTTGCCCGGCCACCAGTCGAGCATCTCAGTGGTTGTCTTGGGTAGATTGGTCATGCGTAAAACCTCCAAATTGCGTAACCGATGATGATCCAAAGCGCCGCTATGGCAACGATGATGCTGCGCCATGCCCAAGCCCGGCAGCGGTTAATGTGCGCTTGCTGGTCGGCATTGCGCGGGAACTTCATGGGGCCGGTCACTGGAACGGATTCCGGCGATTAACGGTGACAAGCCAACTGTTGCCCGCGGCCCATTCGGCTTCCGTATCCTCCATAGTCATCTGCGCGGCTTGCGCGCGATCGGACGGCGTGAACATGGTAAACCACCTATCACCTGGCGCGCCGTTCTCTAGGGCGTATAGACGCGCCGCGTACTCCAAAGCTGGCAATATCCCTTTGCGCGCTAGGGCAGCGTCATAGACCCCTTTGGCGCGCTTGCGCTCATAGTTGCGGAAAGCATGTTCGGCCATGCCCCAAGCGCGGGCGCAATTGGGCGCATAAAGGTATAACTCGCGTGCGGCGTCGCTTGGTGCGGCGGTTTTGCTCAAGGATACAGGCATATAGGTTTCCTTTGCGTCGTGTGGCCGGTCTCATCAGTGGCGGGCGGCTAACCCCTGCCAGACAGGCGCGTGTGTACATCGCGCCTGTTTCGACCATTAGGGGCGGAAGGCCGGGACGTGGCTGGTCGCCTCATAATCCACGGGCTTTGTGCGTATGGGCATTAGGACAGCCACACAATCGGTCATCACGTCGCCGGCGCCATTGCGGAACGTGACAGGCGCGGGGCTTTCGCCAGCTTGGTGCAGACGGAAGGCGGTAGACATATCTTTCTTACCATCATTCAGGGCTTTCGCCATGTTGCCTAACGCGGCGATATACTGAGGGTCATAATGCGCGGCAGTGAGCGCCGCGGGGGCTTCAGGCACGATACGTTTCCAGTCAGGGAAGGCTCCATCTACGGGCACGAACGCGACACGCGCGGTACCGTTCAGTATCCACCATTGCCCTTGCGCGTCACGCTCGAACACCATGTTCAGCCCCTTCGTGCGCCCGGCGGCTTTGGCGGCTAGCTCAAGGGCCAGCCGGGGCACGATGACGCCCGCCAACGCGCCAACGGTGGCGGCATAGGTCGGGCTGCAATCGCTTGTCTTGTTGGCGGCCTCGCATACCGCCGCGAAGGCCATATGGCCGTTGGTGGCTGCAATAAAGCCCCGCGCGTCGATGAAAACGCCGTTGAGATAGTATCTCAAAGTCTCTTTTGATACGGCTTGCATAGCCGCCTCAATATGGCCGACGGGAACGGAAATCTGGATCATTGTCATTGTGAAGTGTCCTTTACTGTAGTGTGCCGCGCGGCGGGATTGCCGCGCGGCGGGGGTCATGCTCATTCGACAAATCCGTGGGCGCGCAGGAAGCCCATTTCTTCAGCGGTTGCCATGCAGACGGCCATCATGTGCCGGTTGAGGTAGCGCACGAGCTTCCCGCGATTGGTGGGGCTGGGCATCTTGCGGTAGGCGTTGATTAGTTTGGTCATTGGAAATCTCCTTGGTTGGTGGGTTGTTGCCCCGGTTTATGCGCCAGCGGCGAATGCCTGTCAACTAATTTGTTGCGTACGCTTGTGGTCTGTTTTTGCGCCGCGGGTGGTGGCGTCAGCCGTCGCGGCGGCGTAGGCCTTGCCCGCCTCAGCCCTCGCGGCGGCGTAGGCCTTGCCCGCCTCAGCCCTCGCGGCGGTGTGGGCCTTGCCCGCCTCAGCCCTCGCGGCGGCGTAGGCCTGGCGCGGCTCAGCCATCGCGGCGGTGTGGGCCTTGCCCGCCTCAGCCCTCGCGGCGGCGTAGGCCTTGCGCGGCTCAGCCATCGCGGCGTCGTAGGCCTGGCGCGACTCAGCCGTCGCGGCGGCGTAGGCCTTGCGCGGCTCAGCCATCGCGGCGGCGTAGGCCTTGCGCGGCTCAGCCGTCGCGGCGGCGTAGGCCTTGCGCGGCTCAGCCATCGCGGCGGCGTAGGCCTTGTCCGCATCAGCCGTCGCGGCGTCGTAGGCCTTGCCCGCCTCAGCCGTCGCGGCGGCGTAGGCCTTGCGCGGCTCAGCCATCGCGGCGGCGTAGGCCTTGCGGGCGGCGGCGTCGGCAAACGCGGCTGTCTTTTGCGCGTCGATGAAGCGGGTGGTGGCTGATAGGTCGATTGTCACGGGCGGGTTCCTTGGTTGGTGGGTTGTTGCCCCGGTTTATGCGCCAGCGGTCAATGCCTGTCAACTAATTTGTTGCGATAAGGTTAGGTAGCTGGTTAGGTAATGGGAAGGGGCTGGATTGCCTATAAAATACGCTTATGCGCCAAGGGTTTAATGGCCGATTGGCGGTATAGGTAGTGTTTTATACATAAGTTAAACGAAAAATATATATATAACCAAATAGGTTAATAGCTGTAATGGCCCGGTCACTCGCGCATTTGCCCGACTTGAAAACGCACTACCTAGATTGCCTAGAACGCCCAGAACTGCCTAGCGCGTATTTATCGCCGGACTTGAAAACGCACTACCTAGATTGCCTATAACGCCAATCCGCGCGCAAACATTGGCGGTTTAGGTAGTGCGATGAAAAGTCTAAAA